GTTCCGTGCACTCCGCCCTCACCACATCACCGGGGTTCCCACCCTGAGCGATATGTTGAGTTAAGGGGCACAATCGTCGTTGTCTACTGACAATGTCGGTTAAGCTACTTTGGTCTTCTGGATCACTCCGAGAAGTCGCCGCGTAGAGGAATTGGAGATACCTCCACCGGGCGTTGCCTCGATAGACTTTCGCCTTCTCGATAACAACCGGGTGCTTAAAAGCCTGGTAATAATCGCGATCATAGGTGACAAGGCCACTCGCGTGGCATTGGTCTATGGGGAAATTGAGATATGCGCTGTGCATACCCTTCCCGACACCGCGGAGGTGTGTCCAAAGATGTACGTCCAACTTCGGTTGGATTATGTCATCTATAGGAGTTCCCGAGTAAATCGTGGGATGAGTTTCGAAGAACGAAACTAAACCATTCCTTACTTTTACTAGGTCTCCCTGTCTCATTATCTCCTCACGGAGGAAGACAGGCCGGACATCCCTACCGTTCCACCAGTCCTTTCCACAACTTTCACGGAAAGGGCCTGCGATGAAAGACTTATCCCAGTTGACTTGGAAACCTAGATACCGAAGCATTGCCTCGAGTTTAGGATAACAAATCGCTGGAATAATGATGTCATCACCGTAGACTCCCACGTACTCATATGCATGTTGACCGTTTTCTCGAAAGAAATCTGTCACACCCAGCTCGTCTTGGACGGACTGAGCGAGCGCATAGAATATAAGGGATTCTAGTTCGAACGTATAACCATTCCCCATAGAGGAGAACTTAGCCCAATTAATGACCGTGCCATCCGCCTTTCTCCCTTGTGGAGAGCGTAGACGGTTAAGCAACGAAAACCAGTCGGGAGGCAGAACCTCCTTGACCAGCTCGTAAGACACGGTATCCGAGGCCATTGAAAGATCAATAGTCACAGGGTCACACCAGGAATGTTCAATAGACCCCAACCACGCGAGAGCGTGATTACGAGTCTGATCATTCAAGTTGCATCCTGCTTTCTTTAATCTCTCCCTGATCACGGCACCTACCCCCAGCTGGAGGTAGATGTTCAAATCGGGTTCGATGGCTATGGCGCGTTCAGTGAACGCGTCCTTCGGGACGAAGGTAACCTTATTGTAGTCAACAAGCTCAAGTCTTGCGTCAATGGTTTCCCAATTAAGGGATTGGGGATAACTCACCAGGTGAGATTCCCGCCATTTGACGCCATTCGCTTCACAGCAGATGGCTTGACGCCACGAATCGTTTGTGACGATGGCAGCGCGTGCGAGAGCATGAGCGCCACGTCCTACTTTGTAGGACCCAAAATCCCCTCTGAACTTGTAGTACGGAGTGGAGTATGGGCGCCCAGTGGAGAGGTTACCACCAGGCCCGTGTCGGGCTCGATCGACAACATCTTGGAGATCCGGAGAACTATCCAACCATTTCCAAATTTTCGAACGCATACGATGAAGTATCGCATGCGCCCCGACCTTTTTATCTAAAGGTCGGTTGGGATAGTTGCGATGGTGACGTAATCTCTTGTTCGTTAAGCGGCACATGAGTTCCGCTTTTTCGAATCGGAGACGAGCATTGACTTTCGGGTCAATGTGAGTCACCAAAGGTCCTTCGTATTTCCTAGCGATGCTGGCGATAGTTGCGGCGGCCAGATATTCATCTGGACCATTCGCACGGTCACTATACATCTGTGGAATGACCTTTTGCTTCCCCCATTCGCAATAAGGACCGAACCAATCAGTGTGACTGAGAATGTCACGTAGAAAGGAACGATCCTCATCGCGAAGATGGACGAGACCGCTTGACAACTCAGAGACAATAGTCTTCAGAAGACTATTGGCCTGAACCTTGGGAAATCTCTTCCCCCAAGACCTCATGACTTGCCCCTCCAGCGCTTGGTTGCGCGGGATTTGTCGGGGAAAGCCTATCGTTTTGTTGGACACGTAACGACTCCTTTTGTAACTGTTGAAAGGCAGCGTCGCGAGAATCATAGATACGATTCGTCACGACGACCAACGACACAGCGACGATGATGAATAAACTCACCGTCAATGGTCCTTGGCGCATTACTTATTGAGTAATACTGCCCACGCTGAGATGGTCTTTCGATTCCGTCTCAGACAGTGACAAGAGGTGATCCGTGACAGCCGCATCAGATGCGGTTTTGTCCAACCAATCCGGGATCGCCGACGACGTAGTGATGACGACTTGACCAACCACACCCGTAGTAGGGTGTGTGACGGTGTAAGAAGTCTTCACTTCGCCGCGGCGGCTGCCCGGGAAGGTCTTGGTCGGTTTCGGCTCGGTGCGCTTCAGTCGATAATGGAACGAACCCGTCACCCCGCCGCTGATGCGGTAGGTGGCAGCGTCGCCATCGATTCGATAAGGCACCATGAGTTTGCCGGTCCCCGTGGGGGGCACCAAAGTAGCTTTGAGCTGAAGATTGCTTGCCATTTAAGGCTCCTTGTTACAAGCGAAGGGATGGTCGAGACACAGATTGCCTAGTTAGGGCAAACGCATCTACTAACCGCTTTACGTTGAGGTTTACCTCAACAATCGGCCTATCCGGTAACGGGAGGGGCACCGTGCG